TATTAGCACTAGCAACAGTTACATTATTTACAACTACATCTTTCTCACAATGGGTGAGTAAGAAAATTGACAATGGATTTGATAATCCATATTACATAGCATATACACAAGATGGTCAAGATGCATTTCTTAAATTAGAAAATTATAAAGGGATTGCATTTTATATTAGTGGTGTATACGTTTGTGATGAATCTGTTGGTGTAGATATTTCTTTCTTGGTAAACGGGGAATATCAAAAATATTATACAACAGCTAATGTATCTGATAATCGTAAAACTGTATTTTTAGTAGATGATCTTAATTCAGATCCAGAGTTTTTGTCTGATTTTAAAGCTGCTTCTGCAGTAAGAATTAGAATTAATGACACTACTTGTGATACAGAAATTTATGAATTTAAAATGACAGGCAGTACAGCAGCCTTTAATACAGTGACCAATCAAAAGTAATTTTGAAACACTTTGTTAAATATCTATTGGTATGGATAAGCCAAAACTTGTCCATACCATTTTGGATGGTAGGGCATATACATCTCTCAGTAAATGTATATGCTGACATCCATGAGATACTTATGTCCCTGGGAATGAACATTATAGTTGCTATAGGTTTTGTAATAGATTATAGAGAATCAAGAAAAAATAGTAATTTAGATAAAAATTAAGAACATGCCAGATATAACAATGTGCCATGGATTTGAATGTCCTGTAAAAGAAAAATGTAAAAGATTTAGTGCCAAGCCTGATGAACATTGGCAAGCATACTTTCTAGAACCACCATATGAAAAAACTGATACAAGTTTTACATGTAACTATTATTGGGGAGATGGTGCTGAGGCTATATGGAAACAACTTAATGATATTATGGGTATATCTCTACCAGAGTAGTATTAACCTATAAGCTTAAAAAAAAAGTAATTAACCTTAAAATTAAGTATTTTTTTGTATATTTGTAAGGTTAAAACCTTATTATATGATATACTTAATTTCTTATGAGAACAAATTTGTTAAAATTGGCTATACAAAAAATATTAGTAAAAGACTTAGTCAGTTACAAGTATCAAGCCCTATTAAACTTGAAGTATTGCACCTTATAGATGGTAATGTAGCTTTAGAAAGAGAACTTCATATCTTATTCAAAGATTTAAAAACTAGTGGTGAATGGTTTAAATTTGATAGTTCTATATTAGAATACTTTGCAGATAAAGAATGTTTACTTTGGAAGCATGGATTTACATCTGAAGAAAAAATACCTATCATTGGGATAATAAAGCACCACAGACTTAATGCTGGTATGTCACTTGCTGCACTTAGTGATATTTATGGATGTACTCCGCAGTCAATGTATGACTTTGAGAAGAGAGAGGTACAGGGGGCACTAACATTGAATGTACTTTATAAAATAGCCAAAGTATTTAATAAAAAGTTTGAGTACAGATTTACTAATTTATAACATGTCATAAAAAGGATAAACTAATGCACTTTTGGGTGCTATAAAACACATTAATATGAAACAAACAGCAGTAGAATGGTTAGTTAAAGAATTAGAATCATTTGGTGACCCGGGATCTTGTAAAATAAAATGGGAACAATTAGATTTACTAATTGAACAAGCCAAAGAAATGGAGAAAAAGCAGATTATTCAAGCTTATGAAACCGCAATGGAAACAGATATATATAATGAGCCATTAAAGATTGGTAAAGATTACTACGAACAAACCTTTAAATCAGAATAAGATGAATAAATTTACAGAAGAGGATATTCTAGCTGCTTATGAGTTTGGAGAAAATGGAGATAGAGATTATTTATATGCCTTAATAACAAAAAATAAATGGCCTACTGATATGTCTGAAGAATCCAAACAAACCAGAAAAGAAATAAAAAAATCAATTACTGATATTGCCGATAAAGCATGGGAAGATGCTAATAATGAAGGAAATGAGAATGACAAAGCATTTTGGATACATGGATTTGTTAGTGGATACACTTATTAACTTTAAATCAGAATAAATGAGAATAATTATTGACAACAGAGATTTTGATAGCACTCAAAGACCATTAGTGACTATTGATACACACACTTGTACTTATCCTTATGCAATAAGAAATGCTATTGAATTGGCATTAAAACTTGATGGATATGATGAAGCAACTATTAAAGAAGTATTTGGTATTATGCCTGATATTTGTTGTGAAAAAAAACCCTTTAAATCAGAATAATATGAAAGCACGTTTAACCTTCAATTTACCAGATGACCAGCATGAATTTGACCTAGCTGTACAGAGTGGTAAGATGTACTCAGCTCTATGGGATATCTCTCAGGAGCTAAGAACACTATGGAAGTATGAAGAGCTTAGTGAGGAAGAATGGAAGATGGTAGAAAGGATTAGAGATAAGTTCTATGAAATACTTGGTGATCATCAAATTAATTTAAATAAGTGAGTTTGGTAGAAAAAGTTACCAGAAAATCACTTAAAATAAGACCATCAGGTAGAAGTACAGATTTTATCTCACCTAGTTTTGGTCATGGGTGCCTTTATAACTGCAGTTACTGTTATATGAAAAGGCACAAACCGGAAGGATTATCTATAGCAACAAATACTATGGAAATCCTGACAGAGATTAATTCACATGTTTGGTTTGCTGATGTAGAAAAACCTAATCAAACAGGAGAGTATATTACCTATGACATTTCTTGTAATGAAGACTTTGCTCTGCATGCTAAGTACTATGATTGGGAAACTATCTTTAAGTTCTTTAGGGACCATCCACTTGCTATGGGTTCATTTGCTACCAAGTATGTGAACAGTGACTTTGTTAAGTTTAATCCAAAAGGTAAGATCAGAATAAGATTTAGTCTTATGCCAGAAAAGTGGAGAGAAATACTTGAACCCAATACAAGTACTATTGAATTAAGACTAAGTGCAGTACCTATATTTCTTGATGCAGGATATGAAGTGCATTTAAACTTTAGTCCTGTTATTGTACATGATGATTGGTTAGATGAATATAAGTTTCTTCTTACCAGAGTTAAAGAACATGCAATGTATAATAGATGGGATACTGATGCTGTCAAAGCTGAAGTAATATTTCTTACACATAATAAAGATAAACATGAGTATAATGAAAAGAATAAGATCATGGGTGAAGAGTTACTCTGGAGACCGGACATACAAGAAAGGAAGACTTCCCAGTACGGAGGAGAAAACATTAGGTATGCACAGGGATGTAAATCCAATTACATTAAACAATTTACAGAGTTACATGATGCCATTATTCCATGGAACACTATTAGATATATATTTTAGAATGGAAACACAAGAACTTAAGAAATTAGTTGCAGCAATAGCTGAAGAACATTATAATATTACAGATGGTATAGATGGCAATCTAAACTATCTATGGTATATGTATCACAAGGGTAGTAAAAAGGATGAATTCCGGCCCTTTGTATATATGGCTGAGTTAATGATGCTAAAGAAGTTTAACTATCTATCAGAAAATGAGATCAAGAACCTTATAGGTATGATGAAATCAGATGATAGAGATAATCTTACTATGGTCACATTAACTATAGAAAATCTTAGAAAATTAAGAATTAAAGAACACGGTGTATTTAATAAAGAGAACAAAGCATATGATGAATTAAAACATACATATGCATTTGAGGTATTAAATCATACAGTGTTTATGCAAACAATGACAGAGAAATGACGGAACAAGAATTAATTGACTTAGGCTTTGATAAAGTAGAAGTCTTAGATGATGAAAGCCAGAATGGCTATGATTACTATTATTATGTGTTAGATCTGTTTCCAGGACTTAGTCTAATATCTTCTGGTAATGATGAAAGTGATGATGGTTGGTCAGTATACAACTTTGACTGGATTAATGGAGATAAGATAACAAAAGCTTCTATTCTCCATCTGAAAGATGTTGCTGTTGCCCAGGGTTATCAAGATCAACATCCCCACTAAGTTTGGTAAGTTGTGCTTTCTCTGCAAGTATGTTAAACATAATCATTGCAGCAGCAGACTTATAACATTCATCTATTTCAGTTTGAATTATATCCATAGGGACAGGAGTTGTTAAAACTTCTCCTGTTCTTAAATGGATTTTAGTACCTGCATCTGTGTTTCTAACATTAACAAATGAAGTTCTGGTAATATGAGTTATATTAAGATGCTCAATATATTCTCCGTCTTTGTCTTTTAGTACTATTGGTAGAAACATTAGATAATGGTATTGCCTTCTA